ACCCATATATAATTACCATCATAAGTAATGCCATTAGGACTATTACCAACAGCTATCGTAGCTGATATTACATTAGTAGTAGCTGATATTTTAGTTACATTTTTACTATTGTAATTCGTTACCCAAATATAATTACTGTCATAAGTAATACCATAAAGACCAACACCAACGGCTATTGTGGCTGATATTACATTAGTAATAGCTGAAATTTTTGTTACAGAACCACCATTATAATTAGTTACCCATATATAATTACCATCATAGGTTACATCAGTAGGTCCACTACCAACAGTTATTGTAGCTGATATTGCATTAGTAGAAGCTGAAATTTTAGTTAGAGTATTACTGCCATTAGTTACCCAAATATAATTACCATCATAAATACTACGTTGAGGATTATTACCAACTGTTATTGTGGCTGATATTGCATTAGTAGAAGCTGAAATTTTAGTTATACTATTACTACCAGCATTTGCCACCCATATATAATTACCATCATAAGTAATGCCATTAGGACTATTACCAACAGCTATCGTAGCTGATATTACATTAGTAGAAGCTGAAATTTTTAACACATTAAAATTATTAGCATCTGATACCCATATATAATTACCATCATAAGTAATGCCATTAGGACTATTGGGAACTGCTATCGTAGCTGATATTACATTAGTTGAAGCTGAAATTTTGGTTACATTAACACTGTTGGCATTAGATACCCATATATAATTACCATCATAAGTAATCGCTCTAGGACCAGAACCAACAGTTACAGTAGCATTAGGGAATTCAATTAAATCAGTTTCATAAACTTGTCTATCCTCAAATGCAGGACTACCATACATCCCAAAATATCCATTAAGTCCATTATATTTAAATAAGACATTAACAGAAGTAGTTCCACCACAAATGATATTAGCGGTCTCGTTATACCCCAAAACTGCTGCACTAAAAACAGAAAATCCAACTCCAGCTGGAGTTACGTTCCTAAGTACTTCTGGTAATTTGTCATATATTTTTGTAGTCTCATATCTATACTCCATCAAATTATCAAATAACTTAGGATTAACTTCATCAGCCGTTATCTCTTGATTTTCCTGAAGATTAACAGCCAAATCTTCTAGAATAAAGTTTCTGTTGACATCTTGTACTTGAGCATGGGCAGCATAACGTAAGAAGTATTCAACAGATGATTTAGTTCCCTTGAGATTATTAATTAGGTTAGACAGAGTAATAAACTGTTTCTTCATGTCTGTGTCTAATCTAATCAACTCTTCATTTATAATACCGTTTGCTTGTTGTGCAAAGAGTTTATCAATAAGAAATTCGTCATCAAGTTTGTTGACATTAACTAAATCAACAATACCATTAATCTTTTGATAAACTCGGTCATCAAGATATTTAAGGTAAACACTAATTAATTCTCTCCACTCAGGATTCTCAACTTTGAGATATTCCGATAAGAGAGAATCAGTGACGTAGTTTAATCTCTTTTTATAATCTATCATAAGTATGCAATCTCTGTTGGCTCAGGTTGAATAAACAACTTTTTCTTAGCCTCTATCTTAACTTCATCTGAATATTTAAAATACATACCAAAAGAATTAGCCCCACCAATTAAACTTGTTCCGTAGTCGTCTATAATAACAAATCCAGTAATAGGATTAACCGTTCCTATTACACTCACTGTTCCTTGTGTATTTGTCACTGACAACATCGTTCCGTTTAAATGAAGTTTATTAATATTGGTTATGGTTGCAGTCACTATTGTATCATCGGTGTAATTTAGTGATACCGTAGCTCCACTTGAAAATGTCATACCAGAAGGAATAACGATAGATAAAATTGAAGGATGACCACCAACATGTCCACCATTATCGATAACCTTAGCTGAATAAGTTCCTGTCTTTATCAATGAATTACTCGTAACTTGTTTAGCCAGTGTACCAGTAGAAATATAATATGTATTGACGTTATCAATGGCACCATTAAGAGAAAATGAACTATAGGTTTCTGACCCTTTGTTAACTTTGATATAATAATCAAAATCAAAATCAAGATACTCTATTACACTTTTATTACTAACATATTCCATTACGTTACTCTTACTGAATATCTTATCAAATCCTGTGTAATTATCAAGAATATGTTTATCGATATCCACCTTGAGAGAAACAGGATCTTGATTTACCATAGTTTTCAATTTAATTCTGAAAGACGGTAGAATGTAAAGAACTGTAGGGTCAACATACTTAAGTTTAATAGTCATGAACTTATAAGGAGCAAAATAAGTATCTATGTCATTCTTGTCTAACACAGTCAAATAAGAAGGTGCATAAATATCGTCACCCTTTTTTAAGGAACTAACATAAACAAAGCCAGTGTCGGCATAGGAGAGAGAGCTAATCTCTACAGGATTATAGTTCGTGTCAACATACTCTTGTTCTCCACCCCAAATAACAATACCAGCTAAACTTGAATAAGCAGGATAATTAGTAGCAAGAATGTTATAATCGTTTTCTGTTATTGCTCTGTTCTGTGTAGTATAAAAAAGCACTGCTCTAGATTTAATTTCATCTATGGTTTCATAATCAGAACCATTAATTAAATCTGTAGAAGTTATAGCGTTCAACTTTGGTATATCAGAGTTTAATGAGGTTCCAGCGACAATGGCCTTATTGTAAAACCCACCCTCAGTTTTAAGATAAGACACCACAACAGTCTCACCAACGTTAGGTTTGGTAAACATGACTCCGTTATCAAATTTGATAGTCATTTTATCCATGTAATCGACGTAATAATATCTCTGTCCTTGAACAGGATTACTTGTATTTATTTGAGAATAATAATCTTCGTTAGTTCTGACTAGTAAATATTCATTAGAAATTTTTTCTCTGTCAACTAATTCATATGTCTGAAACGGTTTACCATCAGAGAGAAAACTGTTAGTAATTATTTGCCCTTCACTTAAACTAATAGTCACACTACTAGAGGGTAATAGAGTAATATCTGTGTCACCAATATAAGTTAAAACAATACCATCACTAGAAAAGGTAGCGCCTGTGACTATATTAATGTTACCTGACATTCCTGTGTTTGTGAGAACAGCTTCACAATGAGGAGCGGAATTTCTTTTCGGAGTATAGTTTAACATATTAGCTAATCTATAGACACTGTTTGTTAGCAAAGCAGAACTGAGATAAAGTTCTTTAGTAACCATATTAAGGTTGAACATTTGATATTGAGTTACATAAGCTAACAAGTCGATAAGAGAAGAAACCCCACTACCTTCATAATTATAATCAGCCAACAAAGAAGAATTATCTTTTAAATAATTTTTGATATCTTCTTTTATTGTTTCCAAATCCAAATTAGAAAAATCCGTCATGAGAGTTCCTTATTTTAATTTATTAGTAAATTGAGTTATGATTGTGTCTCTGTGTTCAGGTTTAAACACTCTAATTACTCTTCTACGGTTATTTATCTCTTCTAATTCGTCGTATCTATCCAAATATGAGTTAACATATTCTTCTGGAATCTCTAATTGAAACTCGTTAATCACATTAGCAGAGGAGATTGTAAAGGAAACAACTTCAGCTAAATAATCCATTTGGTATAAAGGAGAGGCTGTTAGTTCTAAATTATTTACTAATATAGTTGCACCTGTTAATTCAAATTTCACATCACTGATCCTATACATCGTTCCGCTATCTGGACGTTTATTAACACAATATCCTCTAGCGAATAATCTCACATATCCATCTTCATCTAAAAAATCTTGTCTATAAACCCACTCTCCTAATGAAAAAGCATCCTCATTAGTTATGGCTATATCTTGAACTCTTTCACTACTCAATATACCTGTAAAGGATGAGGGGAATGGTTTTTCTACATCAGATAATCTAACCTCTAACAAATACTTTCCATTTTCTATATATTTTTTAGTCACTTCGCCGCTTATGGTGCCAGTAGAAGTAGAACAATATATAAGTGTTTCTTGGGGGAAAATAAGATAATCAGAAATAGTATTACTAAAAGATAAAATTTGTGTATCTTTAGCCAACTTTTGTATCATATTGTCGTTCATATAAATATCGTAATGAAGGTCATTCACTCCATTGATTATTGCTAACAGCCACCAATAATCAACTGTCCCATATAATTTTAAAGAAACATCGTAAAGTGTTTCGTTGTCATTTAATTGATACACATTATACCAGTCATCAGAAGGAGTATTAGTAATCACGACATTCTTAAAAATGTCTCTGATTTTATTTCCCTCATAATCTAAAATTGGTAAGTTTTCGAAATATGCCATTATGATATACCTAGTGTTAATACTTGAGAAGTTACTAAATCGAGAGATTTGATTCTATACTCTACGGTTACTTCTACTTCATTTCTATTTTCTAATTGTATAACTTCGATATGAACATTATCTATTCTTGGTTCGTTTCTATATAACGCATATCTAATCTCGTCTCTAATAACTAAGAAAGTGAACTCGTTTAGTTTTTCAAACAAAAATCGTTTAACACTACAACCAAAATAAGGACGATAAAACACTTCCCCTTTACTAGTCATTAAAATATTAGAAACCGCATTCTTGATTGCTCTTTCTTCACTTAATACATCTACATCCTTAGTAGAGGGATGTTTTTTTAGATTAAAAGGTATATCGGAATAAGGCATTATGTAATTACTCCTGTGTGTTCTCCATCTGGTGCGCCGTTATTAGTTGTCACAACAGCATTTCCTGTTATATAAGTAATTATTGCTGTTGAGTCTGCTAACAACAAATCTTCAGTTAATGTTTCAACTAATGATGGAGTAGAAGTTTGAGTAAAAGAAGATAATACATTATCTCTGGCTGCTTTTCTAGCTGTGTATAATCCGTTTCCAGTCATTGCCATAAATTATACCGTTGCCTTAACTGTTGCCGATACCATAGCATGAGGTTTACCTGTAAAAGGACAAATACAATCAGCTTGCACAACTCCTTTAACTGTTCCACCACCATTCAAATCTACACCAGCACCCTTAATTGTTGTGTGTCCTGTAGCTAATATTTCACAAGTAGAAGTTATTTCTATCTTGAGTTTTCCCCCAATGTTTCCGTTTAGATCTGTTTTAGTTTGAACATTCATGTTGTCAGAAGATAGATTTAAATTATCCTTACTTGAAATGTATTTATCTTTAACTGAGTGGCTTAAAGTGTCACCATTAGTTTGATGTTCCTCTAAACTTCCCGATGTATGAAAGATTCTAATTCTTTCAGCACCATCACTGTCATCTAATTCTATTACATGTCCACTCTTAGTTTTAATAACTTTGTTGTCAGGATAGACGGTAGCATAAGGAGAAACAGGTAAAGCAAATAATGTATTGGTAGCCGCAGTAGGATCAACTATTTCGTTAGTCCCAACTACTTGATTACTAAATGGGTATTCTGTGCTAGGGTTAGGATTATCTATTATACCAAACCCTTCGATCTTAGTCTTACCAATTAATCCTAGAGTACCAATATAGAATAATTCTTGTTCGTCGTCATCGAAGTAACCACATACTACGATTGAGTTTATTTCAGGAACAGAAAAATTAGAAATACCAGATATATTACTAGCTCCAACTGGAGAAATAGGAATAGCATAAGGGAGTTCTTCTGTTCTAAGAAAGTCATAATCATCAGGGCTAGTCTTATTTGGTGTATGTTTACCAATAATTCTAACCTTAATTCTTCCTAACTTTAATGGGTCGCTAGTTACATCTTCGACTACCCCTTTTAGAAACATTTAAGACTCCGACTTAGGGAATTTTACTTTACTCAAATTCATAACTTGTGAACTTTCATTTTTGGATATATCGTTTCTAATACCAGTAATTAACCAATTACCATTATAAAGTGGATGTTTCTTATCTTTATTATCAAATCCATAATAACTCAATTCTACAACATCACCTATTCTTCTAGACAAATCACATTCGGTTTTAATTGTTAACTCATAAGACTCTAATTGTTTAATCAACATCTCACGTTTAATTTTATTTTCTATATTGCCATATTTCAAGGATACTCTACTTTTGTTTTCATCAATGAAATCGAAGAAATTTCCAACACCAAAATTGGTTCCTGTAACCACATCACCTATCTTGATATCCTTCTTATTTATCTTGTAAGAAGTGTTATCTAAGTTTTCGTAACGAGTATTAAGACATCCAAATTTATAAAGTAATTCGTTGTTAAAAAAGTTATTGAACTGATATTTACTAGGATGGTTGGGACTCATGTGATCTATTTGGTTAACTGTGAACTTAATGACTTCTGGTTTCTTAGTACCATTTAATATAGTCTCAGCTTTTTTGTAATAATATTTTTCGTCTATGTCTTGATAGAAAAACGCAAAATCTTGTTCTGATATACTATCTATAATAGATAATCCAGTTCTATAATTACTTTGATAGGGAGCTGTTGCAGGATATTTAAGACTGGTAGTGGCTTCTACAACAAATTCATCTGAGTCTATTTTGAAGTTCTTTTTCAGAATACTTGTAATTATATCACTTCCACTACCAGTAAAGGATTTACTGATAACTCTGTGAGCATCATAACAGTCTCTTGACACACACTCAAAAATTATATTAGCCTTTTTATCAGCAGACCCCATCTCACCTAAAATTTTTGGAGAATTAACACTGACAGAAAAGGTATATTCTTTTTTGTTATAGTTATCATACAACCCTATGTTGAATTGCTCGTCTCCTATGAATTTAATGTTTTTGAAAAAGTCAAAGGTATCTTCGAAGTTTATAATAATCCTCATGAACGGTGAATATAAACTTGTGTATGTAGTCATATCATTGAAACCAACATTAACTAAGTTTACATCGTCCTCATCGTCTTGATGAAATAAGAAAATCTCTTTAATGTTTATTTTATTCTGAGATAACATAAATTTATTTTCCTAGTTCGTTACCAGATGGATATATTTCTTTAAACTTAATATTCAAATTAGTTTTAACCGGACTACCATCTTTAAAGAATGTGGTTCCTGTGGTGTCATCATAGTTAATACTAATACTTTCAATAACTAAGAAATTAGTTTGTAGTAATAATTTTCCTTTAACTCTATTCTCTATTAACCAGATACTAGGATGTTTGATTATAGGAGAAATTCTATCATATGTAGGTATAGCATTACTCCTAATCCATTCTAATATTTGTGATAAAGTTTCTGCGTCTTCTTTTGATTCTGGTATAAAGTTCCATACATAATCAAAACTTCTTAACCCTATACCCTTAAACATATTAGTGATGTATTCGTTAGCAGAATAACCAGTTTGTTGTTTCAACATACTCTCTGGAACTCTTCCAAATAATTCTCCAAGACCCCATTTAGCTAATTGTTGTATAACATTTGCTCCACTCTCCTCACCATAATTCAACGTATCTGTCATATTCAAACCAGATTGAGGTATAGGTAAAAAGAAATGACCTATAGGAGTGCAATTAGTGGTTATGTCACCAGCTAATATTTTTTCAATAGCAGCTTTAACCTTTGTTTCGTCTATTTGTTTCACATCAAATGCAGTTAGTTTTACATAAGCGTTATGTTCTAGAAGATTACTAGGAAAGGCTTTATATTCAGATCCATAACCATCCCCACCATAATCCTTCCCATTTATCCGTCTTCTTTCTTCATCTATTCTTGCCATAGTAAATTATCCTTATAATAAGATTATTATTATTTATCCCTTGACATCCTTAACATATCCTGTTATAGTTATCTCACCTTGAACGAAACATTAACTTATTAATTACGGAGATAATCATGAAAAAGAATATGAAGAAGTCTACTACTGATCTTGCTTTTGAAAGTCTTCGTAAGCCTACTGCTAAGTGTGGTAGTGTGATGAAGGACAAAAAGAAATATAATCGTAAGAGTAAACATGGGGAGAAATATTAAGATGAGATTTAAGATAGGGAAAGCGTACATCTTAAATGAAATAATTACCTAATTTCTAGAAGGATAACTCTTAAAGGAAATCCTTCTATGTATTGTTGGTTAGGATATGTATTGCATATTAAACCATAAAAGTAAAGCCCCTTAAGAAATTAATCTTAAGGGGCTTTTGTTATTACTACCTAATTATTAAATCCAAGCATAACCGGGGAATCCGGTCATCGTGAGTTTAGCGTAGTAGGTTTCCGCACCAAACTTATTAGCTTGTAGACCATAACGAGTGGTGAAGAAGAGACGAGGAACGTTATCTTCAGGACCAACACCCTCGTCAATACGAAGAGGTGAATAAGGACCATAGAAGTGACCAGCATCTTGTTCGCCACCTTTGTAGATGAGCCAAATAATAGGATTAGTATTATCAGCCCAAAGGTCGAACATGACTTTTTTACCTTCAAACGTACCAGCATCAGTGTTGTTGATACCAGCACCAGCACCACCTTCTAGACGACCAGTAGAGCGAAGGATAGAAAGAGCCTTAGCGTTACAGATGAGAATGTTTGCAGGTCCACGACGATTACGTAGCGCAGTCTGGAAAGCGATACGGTCAATAGCGGCACAAACGTTCTGATACTTTTCACCTTCATAACGACCATCTAGGGAAGCATAGGCAAGAGTGAAAGAGTTACCATTAGCAGTGGTACAATAGGAATCCATCGTTGAGAGGAATTCACGGTTCATCTCACGGCTAATTTCGTCAGAACAAAGTTGGACAAGAAGTTCTTTAGCGTTAATATTCTTGTCATTGCGAAGATCTTCTTCAAGCTCACGGCTCCAACGAGTTTTGAGGGTACGCTTACGAGCAATCATGATATCTTGCTCAATCGTGAAGCCCATCTCGTTCTGTGAAGTCATGGTTTCGTAGGAGCTGTTAGTTGCACTAGCACCATAGGAATTCATTGAAGTGCTGTAAGGACCAGAATAACCTTGGAGGATAAACTGGAAAGCAGCTTCGTTAGCAACAACTGAATTAATAGTACCAGAAACAGTTCCGATGGTAGCCTGAGCACCAGCAGTAGCAACAGTACCAGTAGATTCGACTAGAGCGTAATAAGTGCTTCCCTGAGTTTCAGTATACTTAACAGTACCAACAAGACCACCAGCCTGAGTTACGGTAGCACCAGCAACAAGACCACCAGTAGTACTAAGAACAAATAGACTGGACTTAGCAGACTTGAGGTTAGCAGCATCATTACCAGTGTAGAGTGAACGGAGGTAATAGATTACACCATTGCTAGTACGCATTGGCTGAGTACCAAACATCTCAGGACCAATCATAGCAGGGGTAATACGACGAAGGATAGGGATAAGGGTAGGGTTAGCTACAGCAATATCGCCAGCGACAGTGTTTTCCTTGAGGACAGTCTGCTCAAGAGACTCAAGCATGGTAGCAACGAAAGCGCGTTGCTTGTCGTCACGAAGTTTAGGAGCACCAGTACCGTATACTTCAGCATACTTACCTTTTTGTTCCAGTACTTCGTCCCATTTTTCAACAAGGACTTCCTTTGATTCAATTACAATTTTACGATCTTCAGCCATTTTACTTCTCCTTTAATTTAAGTATCTTAGAAATATTTACTAACACTAGATTGTTTAACTTCGGTTACAATAGATTCGGTTAGATCTTCCTTAACTTCATCCTTCTCTACAGCAGTTTTTTCTTTAAGGTTTTCGATACAGATTTTAATCTTACGTTCAAAATCTTTGGAATCCTTGAAAGTCATACCTTCAGTAAGAGCGAGAACTTTATCTACTTTAGCTTTACTTAGACCTTCAGTTAGCTTAGTAAATTTAAGAGCTTTCTCTTGTTCACTAATTTCACCCTTAAGATCAATGTTCTCTTTGACTAAGGATTTATACTTAGCTTCTACTTTGGAAATTTTCTCTTCAAGAGCTTGTTCTTTTTTGGTGTGATCAACATCAACAGTGAAGTGATTATTCTCAAGAACAGTAGCTAGTGCTTCGACAAGCTCAGTAGCAGCTTTAACTGTGTACTCGTTCTGAATAGCTACTTTGTTTTCAGCGAAAAATTCCTTAGTCGCATACTCAAGATAACCATCAATAGACTCAGTTAATTCTGACTTATACTCATCAGCTTCTTTACGTAGAGACTCTTCAAGTTCGACTTTTTTAGCTTCGTAGTCTTCCTTGAATTGCTCTTCCATAACCTCTTTCTCAGCCAGAACCTTCTCACTAATAAGAACATCAATCTGAGCTTTAAACTCTTCCTGAAGTTCTTCAGTGAAAATTTCTTCACCGAGTTTTTCTTGTAACAGTTTTAGAAATTCCATTCTTCTTCTCCCTTATGTTATTATTTATCTTTTATCATTTTAACTTGTTATAGTTATTTATCAGTTAGAGTTGTTCAACTTTCTTAACCTTGACTAATTTATCTTTTTCGCCATTACCAAGGTTAAAAGTTGAACCTTTTTTATAATATTCTTTAGCATCTTCTAATGTACCATTTAATCCAGTTACGAGAGTATTACCATCAGTGAAGGTAACTTTAAAGTCATTACGTTTCTCAGTGATCATTTTAGCGCCACATTCAGGACAACGACCATCTTCGTCGGCTTTCATTTTAGCGCCACATTTAGCACAACCCTTAGCACATTTAGATTCGTCGTAAATACCTTGATCATCTTCTGGTTCGAATTCTTGTCCATCCATATCATCATCTTCATCTACTTCATAAGAAAATTTACCAATTTTATTTCCATTAGAATCCATAACAGCACCATGAGTAGAACCATTGGAAATCTTTTTAGCAACATCTCTTAAAATAGAAGCAACTTCAGATTCATGATCATCAACCATAGAAGCGTTACTAGAACTAAAACTTAAAGTAAAACTAACACTATTAACGGCTTCAGTGACTACTTTACCCTTGGATTTATTCTTAGACTCGTTAGCAGTTTCACCAGCCATACTAAATTCAAAAGAATTAGGGAATCTGCCCTTCTTAAGTGCAACAGTCATAGTATCGCTACCATTCACGAGAGTTGCTGAAGTCTCAGAACAATCCTTAATTTTATATACTTTACCTTTACTCACTACAAACTTATTTTTCTTAGCTTCAATACCAAAGTCATCCGATTCTTCAATGACACTTTCTAGTAAGAAATCTTTAAAATTCATTTTTGTTTTCCTTTTCTTATATGGTTATATTTATTTATCTATTATGACGAAAGTTTATTCATGTAATCTTTAAAAATACTTCTTAATACTTTTTGCACATCACGAGCTTTAGCTTCTTTTAACATAACCTTATAATTATCTAATGATTCTGATAAATCCTTTTGAATTAAAATACCGCAATCCCAAACCCACTGTGAATTTTCCATAATAGAAGTTTGAAAGGCATCGGGGGCCGATGGCTCATAGACGGCATCTGAGGGACTCACTATAGAGTACTCTTGCACCACCCTGTCTTTTGCTACATTACCGAGTCCTCTTGACGAAAATCCGATCTTCACTCCACCTTCAACTAAAGATTTAAGAATTTTTCCTTTCGGAGTCTCTAACACAAGAGCTTTGGTGACAAAATTGTTACCTTCTCTAGTAATACTCACAAATCTATGACTGACGTTTTCTAGATTAATACTCGACTGGTCTGTAGAGGGGTGATCCAATTCCCCAAGCGACCTTCCATTTTTTAAATATTTTTCAACATGTTCATTAATCGCCTTTTCTAAAACCGCAACAGGATATGTACGACCATTCTGGTTAACGATGCCGCCCTGTAACCCGATACCAGTCAGATACATTTTCTTTTCACCAGTGGATTCTTCTAACACTTCTTCTAACAGTGCCTCTGAAAACGATTCTCTTAGTAATTCCATAAGTATTATCCTTTATATTCTTGAAATATTTATCTGTTTGACTTTTTCTAATACAATTAGTTCTTCTTCTGTGAAAAATTTTGAAGGGTGTTTTGCACCTTTAGAACAATTACAACTTCTACACAAAATTGTTATATTATGTTTCATGTCATCGCCATTTAATTTAATCGGAATAATATGATCAAATGTTAAATATTCAACTGATCCACATTTAAAACACTTATAATCAAATTCCTCTAATATATCTAATTGAATATACTTTTCTGAATTACCACTCTTTAATCTCATTCGTCTTTTATAATTAGCTAATCTAGCAATTTCTTTTCCTCTAAGACTTCTCTTAAATATTTTACGTCTTTCTATAATAACATCTAAATTTTTTATATACCACTTTCTATAATAT